ATTGCTTTTTTGTTAAGCTGTAAATACTGTCAATCTATGGAAGAAACAATCAGAATACTCTCAGACATGACAAAAAGAGACTTGGAAAGACTTTCTAAGTAACTTTTCCTTGGGGGCCATACTCTTTTAAAAAATCACGTAGAAGTCGGTCTTTATATATCTGCATTTTCTTTTCCCTTTTATCCTCCACCACACGCTTTCTAAACTTTGATGTTCGCAGCTCCTTGGCTACGGGGTTTTGTTTCTTCATGAGCACGTGCTCATAAGTATCATAACTAATAGTATAATAACAATAATGTTAAAGATCACGGTATTTTCTCCTTATTTCTTCTAATTCTTTTTTTCTTTTATAGTGGGCAGCTAAAGCAACCTTCCGTGTCTTCTCACGATTTTTCTCTCTATATTTTTTAGAATATTCTTTTGCATCAAATGTCATTACCCGCTCCCTTTTAAAATTTTATTTACATAATCATTTGTCTCTAGGTCATCGTAGTCCTCATGCATGGGACAAGGGATAGGTTCAATCTTATCCTGCATCTCTTCAGAGTATGTTTTCTCTTTCGGCTTGTAGATAAAGTGAGTAGCACAGTACTCGCACATTGCTTTATTATCTTTATCAAAAGTATACCAAACAATAGGATGGTCATTGGCGCATGAAAATGTTCTAGTGTTAATTACTGTAGGCTTCATTTTCCCGCTTCTCCCCAGTTTGGTCCGCGTTCCACGTCCACTTTGGAGGGAACAATAAGATCTTCAACGCACGTTTCCATAATCTCTTTTATTCTATCAGCATCCTTGTCACTTGCTATGGAAAAATCCAGTTCATCATGCACCTGGATGTGGGCCAGGTATCCTTCCTTGTACAAGTTAAGCATTGCCTGTTTTGTCTGGTCGGCGGCTGATCCCTGGATCAACCGATTCAAAGCCTTGTATGTCCACGCTCTCTTGAGCATCTGGTCGCCATATTCGTTTTGTGCTTCCTTGAAAGGAAGCGCCTTGTGAACGCCGAACGTCTTTGGTTCCCACATGTCAAATCGGCATTTTCTTCCTCGAAGCGTGCGAAGGAAACCTTTTTTACTGGAAGCGTACATCGTCCTGTTCATCAGCTTTTTCACGAAAGGCACTCTTTCATGGTAGTCCGCCAGGAGTTCCTCGGCGTCTTCCTGGTTGAGTCCCAGTTGTGACATCAGCTTTCCCTTTCCCATGCCGTAGAACAGTCCCAGATTGATTGTCTTGGCCTGCTTACGGGGTATGTTGGCCATCTCAGCCACCAGTTGGTGAAAGTCGGTGTTATTATCTTCCTTGTAGGCTTCAACAAATTCGCTGGCGCCAGGAAGTCCTCCCGCTCGTTCCGATGTCAGAGCTGCGTAGTGGACCACGAGCCGTGGTTCTTGCTGCGAGTAATCAAAGATTCCCCATTCGCAATTCTTCTCTGGAATGAAGATGGATCTGATCAGCGGTCCCAGGATGGCGTGCCGTGCCGGGATTTGCTGGAGGTTGGGATTGGAGTACGAGAAGCGGCCTGTGACGGTGCCTCCCGCATCCGATCTCATTTGGTGTATGTCTGCGTGAATCCGTGAGCGGTGCGAAAACTTGAGGATACTTTCGATGAAGGTGGTTCTTGCTTTATTAATCTCGCGCGCCTCAACAACCATTTTAGCGAGGGGACTGTCATGCGTTGCCAGAAAATTCTTATCAAATTTAGGCTTCCCCGTGGCAGTGCGGTCATAAGGGATCTTAAGCTTGTCAAAGGCTTTCGCCACCGATGCTGCAGCCCATATCTCCATATCCTGATTTGTGAGCTTCTTAATTGAAACCAGAATCTTATTCTCTTGAGTCTGTAAATCATCTTTTATCTCCGTTGCTTTTGTAATGTCCACAGGGACACCTTGTTGCTTCATCTTAAAAAGAGCGGGAAACAAATCCGTTTCGAGTTCAAAAATGTTGGTGAGTTCCTGGCGTATTATTTCTTTGGAAAAGTGATGCCACAGACGCAGGGTAACGCCAGCATCCTGTTCAGCATATTCGCCGACGTGGCTTGCCGGTAGCCTCCATAGTTCCGCCTTTGGGTCTAGACCCCACTGCTTGGCCGCTTCATAGAGATGGGTTTCAGATTTTGACTCCTGTAGATAATCTTTTGCTAATGAGTTTAAATCAAATCTAAACCTATTCTCATCGACCAATGGTGCAGCGATGAGAGTGTCGATGATTTTTCCTCGGATGTCAATGCCTAAAGTCGACAGCCATCCCAGATCATAGAAAGCATTATGAAATATATAGCTTTTCTCGGTGTAGGAGCATTGTTTTTTTAGCCATTTGACCACAATGTCCTTGTCCATATTGGGCGGTGTTTCGTGGGCTATGGGGTAGTATCCCTGCCAGCCTTCCACCGCTACAGCTATTCCTACCACCTCTCCTCGTCGTGCCACCCAGCCAGGGCCTCTTGTTTTTAGCTCTGGATCTCGTGTTTCGAGGTCAATGGCTATTTCCTTGTATTCGGAGAGATCGGGAAAAGTATCAGGCTGTACCCATTCGCTGGGCATTTGGTGTACTTTGGGAAACCAGTTGGGTTTTTCTTTCATTTTAATTATGGGGACACTTGTTTAATGATTTTACATATTCTTCTGTGATCCGTCCTCTTTTCTCTCCTTCGCTTTCAAAGGAGATATTTTTTTTATTTGTTCGTGTTTCAATTTCCCCTGCGATGGCAGCATAAGCCGCCAAGTCGAGATAACTGTCTTTTTTATGTTGGTGCATGAGCCGTGCTATTTTAACCAATGCCATGCAAATGGCAACATCATGGGCTGTAATTTTTTTCTTTAAAAAAATAGACCAGAAGTCCGCAATGTGTTGATGATTGGTAAGCTTATCGCCATACTCTTTTTGGCGTTCTCCTCCAACAAGTTCAACGGCTTCTTTAAGCAGTTCTTGGGAGATCATCTGCATTGCCTTTCATAGTGAAAAATTGGTTCGTAGTTAAAGTGAGCGGGATCGGCGCGTTGCACAATGTACAGTTCCTCTTTCGCCCGTGTCGCTCCCACATAGAACACCCGTGCCTCGTCATCGCGTCCCTGCTGGTTTTCGATGGACGCCTTGTAGGGTCCGTAGGACAAGTCAGCCAGTAGCATAACTTTTTGCCGTTCGCCTCCCTTGGATGCGTGAATGGTGGAAACCTCTATGCGCGGTTCCTCGTCAATTTTATTTCCCGAACGCAGAAGCGAACGGAGATAGGTAATTTTTTTAACGAGTCCCTTTGCGTTTAACATTTCATACCAAGCTGCCTCACGAGTATTAATTTCTGTTGTTTTATATGTGACAGTTTCTTTTAACCCATATTCTTTGATTAGTCTTTCTAAATCATAAACATCATCCTGGTCGCCCTTGAAGACGCCGTAGTTTCTTTTTATTCGTGAGCTGTCCATGTGCTTGTAAATAATTTCACAGACGACGCCTGACAGTTTTTCCCCGCGTGATAGTTTTGTCCAGCCTCTTATGGCTGTAATGTATTCCAGATTCACAACGGACTTCCCGTAGCATTTATAAAGCCAGCCAAACTGTTCCAGTGCGTCGCATACCGACTTAACAATTTCGTGCGTCCTGCATAGAATTAACCATTCTCCTTCCTGAATTCCTTTGTTTAAAGGTCTGACATTTAAGACTTTTCTTATTCCTTCTTCCGGACGAGCCTTGTATTCTTTTGGAATGCGTTGGGATATTGACTGTGCAAGTTTTGTGGCAAGAGTGTGTACGCTTATAGGAATGCGATACGATTCCGTTAAAGGTATAATCGTATTTTCATTATTACGATCAGCCATTCGAATAAAATGTTCTATGTCTGCGCCTGCCCACCTGAAGATGGCTTGATCATCATCGCCTGCTATGTAAGTTTGAAGAGCACCTGATTTTTTTTGAATCATGTCCACGACATCCCATTGTTGTGCACTGAGATCCTGAGCTTCATCAATGAATAAATATTTTAATTTTGGCGGATTTTGTTCTTCTAAAAATCTAATGAAGTAATCCACGTATTCATATTTATCCTTGTCTTTTTTATAATTGGAAAGGTCGAGTGCCATTTGTTTTATCTTATCGCGTGCGCCGTAATCATTTATTTTTACGTGCCTGAAAACTTTATCCAGCCTGTCTTCATCGTTGGGATACTTTGCGTAGGAAAGATTAATGATGTCCTGGTACTCACTCTTTGCCGTGGGCATCGAGATGTCGACGCCGTTCCCTTTTTTCATTCGGTTAACAAATTCATTTCCTGTTTGTTCACTCAGGAAAACATAATCGTATTCATTCATAATTTGTGCTTGCTTGAGATCCAGGCGGTCATAGGCCAACGAGTGCAATGTCCTGAAATAAGGAAACATTGCTTTCATTTCATCCTTGCTCCATTTTTCCTTGTCCATCACCCTGTCGCGTATCTCTTCCGCAGCTCTGACGGTAAAGCTAAAGTATCCAATTTCCTGGGTCGAACAGATTTTGTTGTGAACAAGATTGTCCACTTGTTTTTTAAGGTAGGTTGTCTTGCCTGTACCTGGCGGTCCTATAACAATGTGTCTATGCATCAAGCGCCTCCAGGATTGAAAGTGCGATACAATAGGGAATATGTGGGACTAAACTATTTCCTAACGCTTTAAGTCGGTCCACCCTGTCGGGTATCCCATGAGCCACTCTACCCACGTCGGGTTCAACTGCCCACCAACTTTCTCCCCAAGGTTGCCTTTGCCCCTGTCTGT